GTTTCCCACCCTTCCGCCCTAGGTCGAGAGAAAGTCCATCCAGCCCGGAAAATAATTATTGACAAACATGGGAGGATCTGTAGGATTGCAACACAGGATCAAAATAGGCTCAGGGAACATGAGCAATCACCGAGGGGACTGGCAGCCCAAATAAAAGGGTTGCCTCGTGCTCACTTTCATCCGCATTGCACTTTTCATTACAAGTGCTCTCTTTGGATTACTCACCGCGGGCAATACAGCGGCCACCGCTTGGAATGGGGACTTCGCCGCTGGTGCTCCTGTTGTTGCGGGGACAGGTTTTCTGACGATCCTGTTTGCTGGACTAGCCTTCATCCCCAACCTCATCGGCAGCTTCTGGCCTGATGGCAAGGCCAACAACGTCCCCAAGGAATTTGCGGATGTGATTGCCGCGCTGCAGTCCTTGGCCTTGTCTCCGCGTGACTGGTCAGCCCAACGCAACGCACTTGTCCAGTTACTGGAAGCTGCTTTCGCAATTGCTCAGGCGGTGGTCAAAGACCCTGCCCTTGATGATCTGCTGGCACAGGCTTTGGCCGTGGTGCAAAAGGCATTCAGCCCGACCGAACGAATCAACTTGTCTGCGCCCGCTCCTGTTGTGGCACCAGCATCCGTAGATGGTAAGCCTACTTACGCGGAGTTGCTAAGCCGATGAAATCACTAGCAAGTATTATGCTGCTGGTTGCATTAGCCAGCGGCTGTGTGATGCCCAACGTTAACCATTCGGGGAATCCGTTTGGTGGCGGTGGATATCGTGTGATGATCGTCCACGAAAGTGGCGACCTGGACGACCTGACACCCGAACAAGAAGTCATCGTTTTTTCGACAGCAGCGGGTAGCGTGCGACACTACTGCGAGCTGCACTGTGCGCAGAACAATAACGATCCTGACTTCCGCATTCTGGACCCTGATTCGCCCCTTGACCGAGACGATCCTTGCTTCACTAAAGCAAAGCTTGCCGCGGAAAAGAAAGGATTGAAGCCACCGTACATGGCCGTTGGCAACGGTCGCCGTGGATGGCTAGGTCCGTTACCTCCCGACACGCAAGCAGCACTTGCAATTCTCAAACCGCTGGGGAGCGAATAATGCTTTACCACGGCGAACAAATCTTTGGTGATCACAACTTCCGCCAGCTGATTGGCAATGGCCGATCCGTGATGGCCGGTGGCGAACCTCGTTACCTGGTTGACGGCTATGGCGAGCCTTGCAGCAAGCCGCGCGTGAGTGCGTACGGATCGATTCAAGGCGCGACCCCATTCCACGAACGCTTCACGGTTCTCAGCCGTGAAGAAATTCGCGAACGGGCTATCGACCTTGAGCGAACCGAATCGCGCGTCAGCGACTTGATCAACTTTTCCAGCAAGGATCAAAATGGCACCTCCTACTGCTGGAATAACGGCGTGGTAGGTGCGGTTGAAGCTTGCCGTGAAATGGCAGGCTTGCCGTATGTCTCGCTGTCTCCTGCATCCGTGGGTGGTCCGATCACTGGCTATCGCAATGTTGGCGGCTGGGGCGAAGATGCCCTGAAGTACATCAGCGAAAATGGCATCGCACGTAGTGAGTTGTGGCCTGACAACGCGATCGAGCCGAAGTACATGACGGCTGAAGTGAAGGCCGACTACGAGAACCATCAGATCCTTGAGTGGTTCGATCTCGAAACCGACAACGTACTGCAGCTGTGGACTATGCTTGTCCATCGCATCCCAGTTCCACTGGGGCTCAATTGGTGGGGCCATTTGATCTACGGCTGCGATGTCGTCGTGCAGGGCAACAGTTTGCTGACTCGCATTCGCAATTCGTGGAACGACATTTGGGGAGCGAAGAACAAGCACGGTGTGGGTGGCTTTGGTGTGCTGGAAGAATCCCGTTCTCGCGGCTCGCAGTTTGGCGTTCGCGCCGTGACGGCTAGCAGAAGCAAGAGGGCCGCATGATCGATAGGATCTGTGGCCTGATGCCGGTAACTGCCTTGCTGGTCTGCATGTTGTGCGGGGCTGGTGCCGTTGGGCCCGCTGGCGATCCAGCGTGCGAAGGCGTCCCCGACACCGAAACCCATGACGCGTGGCACAAAGAACAACAAGCCAATCCGAGGCCTGAAATCAGGGGCTGGGATGTAGACGTTGACTCGCAAGCCGAATTTGAAAACGAGTACTGGGGGCGCATTAGCAAACGCCTAGATTTCGTAAAGGAAGTCGAATCACAGCCAGAGATGGCGAAAATTCGCAAGCTGATCAAACAGCTTGCAAAACGTGGTTATCGCGTGGAAATCAATGTGGTGGGCAAATGACTCAATTCACTGGCCAACATGTGATGGACCCCAAGACAGGCAACTTAGCCGGTGGCTACTTGGAAGGCAATGGTCTGAAAGTCCAGTGGGCCAGTGACCCTGACGAAAGAACGGGCGCAGGCCCTGCCACCCTCACGGCCGCATTGATCGAGCGATTGCAGGCCCTGAAGCAAACGAAATATTGGTGCGACGAACTGGAAGCGTCTTTGGCGCGGGCGAACGAAATAGCAGCCTACTTAAAACGCCGTACTCAAGATCGCCAGTTTCGTTTCACCGATGGCACGAACGACCCTTAATTTAGGAGCAAGAAACGATGAGAAGCCTATTGATTTCACTGGCCTGCATGGCCAGCCTGTGTTCTGGTTGCGTTGTCCCCGCCTCTATGGAAATGAGCAGCGTTGGCGGTATCGGCGATCGCATCACCGAACATGCCGTCGACTACAGTAAGAGCCGCTATGTAGACCCACTCGTGCAGGATCTGCAACCGGTTGTCGCCAAGCACTTCGGTGGCACTCCAGCCAAGTGGCCCGCAGCGGAAGTGCAACCAGCCAACTGGCCAGCACAGCCTGTGCTTCCCACGGTTACCGCTCCCAGCGATAGCCCGAATGACATCCTGTGGATTGTGGTTTGTCACTTGGACGATCAAGGAATGCCGCTGGGCTGCGAGCCACCGCAAGCCGTCAAACGATCCGATTGGCCAAGATTCTGGGCGCAGCAGGGAGGCTCGCTCACCTGGCCCAACGGCAATCCCAAAATCAAATTCACCACGCACAAGGTGAACCGCTATGCGATTACCGATGGCCCACGATTGCCAGTTGTGAATGTGTCCACCTTCCCCAGCGAGCCCATGCGATTGCCACTGCTGGAATTGCCGACTTATGCGGCGTGGTCGTCCTCCACACCGACCACTAATTATACAACTTATCGCCGAGTCGGGCCCATTCGATCGATCTTGCGACATCGTCCGATCTTCAACTTTTTGGCTGCTCCCGTCCGATTCCTTTGTCGCCGTTGCCGCGGCTGCTAGTTCTTAGTCCGTGGTCATCAGGTGGAGATTTGAGAAATGGAAGGTGCGGAAGTGATAACCGACCCCAGTAATCCTTATTTGGCATGGCTTCTCCATTTGGTGGCGTCTCCACCGCTGGTTGCCATGCTGATGCTGATGATGATTATCGATTCTGTCAGCGGCATTGTTGCGGCTGTCAAGGAACGCAAGCTCAGCAGTAAGATTGGTTTTGTTGGCATGATGAAAAAAGCAGCCATGCTTCTAGTCGTTGGAATGGCTGCAGTCGTAGAAACCACTTTTCACAGCTCGATTCCAGAAAACTTGCGGGCTCAGTTCTACATTCCATTGGCCAAATTCACGGCCGGTTTTTTCTTACTAAACGAAGCTCTGAGCGTGCTCGAAAATGCACGCCGAGCAGGTGTACCATTGCCTGCATTTTTGACCAAGGGATTGGCGGGCGCTCAAGACCGTATTTCCAATTGGGGCCGACCTGACGTCCGCACCACGAAAGATTTTATAGAGCCGTGACAAGACTTGCAGGGCCTGTAATTGAAGCAACTGCTGGCGGTGCCTTGAGTGGGCATCGTGCTGTTGTTTCGTTAGCAGGTGTTGTGATCCACGCTCAGCCACAGACACCAGGGCATTGCGGCCTAGTAGCCGGGATCACTCGTGGGGCGGTGAGTAACGGATTCCCGGCGACAGTGCAAGTGTATGGACCAATGTGTGAGCCAACCTGGAACTGGACAGCGGACTTGCCCTTGTTTGTGGGCACGGATGGTGTACTGACCCAAACCTATCCAGCTACTGGATGGGTGCAACAGGTGGCTGTGGCTCGCAGTGCGACCGAGATTTTTATCGATGTGCAGCCCCCTGCCGAGCGGGAAGAAACCTTGTCTCTGCCGTTTGCTTGGGGGGATGCCACGCCGGCAGCGATCGGGATCATGCCACCTGGCTTGGTCACCCGTGTCGAGCTGGTGATTGAAACGCCTTTCGATGGATCTGGTCCCTCGCTGAGAGTGGGTCGCAGCGGAGCACTTGAAGAATTATTGGCCGCGGCCCAAGTCGATCCGGCCGCTGCTGGAATCTACGAAACAAGCCCTGGCGTGCGGTACGCCTCGGCAACCCCATTACTGCTGAGCATCGTGCCGGGAGCTGCTGCAGCAGCAGGCAATGGGTTGGTAGTGATCACCTTTCAACGCTAGGAGTTTGCAATGAAGTTTTCCGATTTACTTGGGACTTTGGGGACATATTTTAAGATCGGCATCAGCGGTGTGCGGCTGAAAAACAGCAGCGGCAATTTGCTGATCCGCAACAGCGGCGACAGTGCCGATGCCGAAATCACGGCCAGCAAAGTCAAGGTGAGTGGCGAAATCTTGGAACTGAATAGCGATGCGGCTGGCAGCGGGGCCGATTGGAAAGTGACTCTGCAACGGCCAACCTCGGGCATGACTGCAGATTTGGTTTTGACCTTGCCCGTCGATGATGGCTCGGCCTCGCAAGTCCTGCAGACCGATGGCAGTGGAAATCTTTCGTGGGCATCGGCCGGCTCCACCGCGCAATGTGCCACGGTTGATACCACCACGTTGGCCTTTGATGCCACTTCCCCACTGGCAATGTTCACTTTGCCGGCGAACGCCGTGATCGATAAAGTGCAGGTGATCATCGACACCGCCTTTGATGGGACGGCTCCCACGCTGTCGATCGGCGTGAGCGGGACCGTCAGTAAGTACATGGCCAGCACGCAGGTGGATCTCAAGGCGACCGCGGGCACAATTTTCGAAGTACACCCAGGCGTTGTGGCCAACGGCAGCACGGAGGCCCTGATTGCCACCTATGCGTCCGATAGTTCCGCGGCCGGTTCCGCCCGCATCTTGGTGTACTACAGCATCCCAGCCTAGTAGGTGAGTCGTGGGTATTTGGTACGACCTGATTGGCACGCTTAGCAACACGTTTCGCATCGGCAAGAATAAAGCCTTGTTCGATGCGAGCGGGTTGACCGCTGCGCGGACGTTCACGCTGCCCGATTCCAGTGGGACGATTTCGTTGGGCGGGGGCGGAGGATCGGACGGGGAAGGCCTGACGTTAGAACTAGTGACAAGCGGAGGTCTCACGCCTGCCTTGAACTATCACTACTTGCTGGCCTACGATCTTCTTGATACGGGACTGGCTGTCATCAGTCTGCCGAATTCTGGCCTCACTGCAGGAGATCGTATTAGATTTACTAAAGTGGCTGATACGCAGTACGTTTGGGTGCTGGACGGCCTGGATAAGGTGATTGGCAATGTGTCGCCTTATACTGAAGCCCATGAATACGCTTTGATTAACTTGTTAGATAGCTTGGAGATAGTGTATGACGGCAACAAATGGCAGCCTAAGTTGAATAGGGCTGCTGCTGTGGGAGTTCAGCCAACTCAGGCCAGTGAATTGGTGGAGGGGCATGTAGGAACGGCTACCGGAGGAGAGGGTAAGGCGGGACGTGCTCGATTAACCTTGGAGCGGTGGACCGACTTCACCTATAACGAGTTGCGTGTCCAAGGCAAGACACGAATCCGAGTCCCGGCCGGGTTCACCTACTCAATGGTGCTCGATATTGTTGCCGTTGCAGCTGACTACTCTGTGAGTCAGTGGCACCTCATTATGACGGTGCAGAACACAGGCGCAGGAGCGTTTTCTGTGGGCAAACGCTACTCACCGATTAATTCCGATCCCGGTGGAAGCACCGTGAACTTTGTCTATGGAGATGGCTTTACAATCCCAGCGACCGGACCTGCTTCAGAAATTTCAGCCATCAACATAGAAGTCTCGTATGGGGGAGACGACGGCGCCGACGTGGTGCTTTACATCGCACAGCCAGGAACCCTCCCGTCGGACACGAAAATCTACGGCCACGTGGATATTACGAAGCTCTACCAAGATCCACCGCTGGACAGCAGTAGCGAATAAGGGCGCGTTGAAATGAGAAAAGTCATCGAAATTGATTGGTACAAAAAGTACGCTCAGTCATCGGAGGATTTCGTTCTGCGGATGCTCTTCCCGTATGCGACCGGCACGTATGTTGAGGTCGGCGTGAATCACCCCATCAACGACAATCACACTTACATTTTGTACGAGCTGGGGTGGCGTGGGTTGCTGATTGAGCCCCAATCGCAATCGTTGCGTGAGTGTCTGCGGTGGCGGCCCGAAGATGCGAGGGAACAATGTGCGGCCAGTGATGTGGATGGGCAGCAGTTGCCCCTTTACTTGCCTGGCCAGAATTCACCGGCTGCTAGTTTGCGGCAGGATTGGTGTGGTGGGAATCTCCCCACGACGCAGGTGCGCACGCGGCGGATGGAATCGATCATGGCAGAGCATGTAGCGCTGCGCGACGACTGCGACATTTGCTCGATCGATGTTGAGGGTTGGGAAAGGCAGGTCCTGGAAGGGATTGGCTGGAACACATTTAAGCCCCGCTGCTTTTGCGTGGAGGCAGTCCGCTGGAATCCGTTCAGTCGCATGCATTTTGATTGGGAGTTTTTACTCTTGGCGTACGGCTATCGGCTGATTTGCCACAATTTGCAGAATCGTTTTTACGGGCTGATTGAAAACAACGAAGCGATGTGGGAGCAAGTCAAGCGATGGAATCTCGGGGAATAGTACTGCTGGCCGGTGGGCCGATTTACACGCTCAATGCGTACCTCAACTGTCGTCTGCTGCGCTGGATGGGGTGCAGCCTGCCGATTGAATGGCATCATTTGGGCCCAGAGATTCCGGCTGCGTATCAGGCGTTGATTGCCGATTTGCCGGGGGTGCGACTTCATGACCTGGGAGGCGACGGCAGCGAGCAGACCAAGGAAAAGGGTGGTTGGCAAGCCAAGGTAGAGGCGATCTTAGCCTCGCAGTTTCGACATGTGCTGTGGTTGGACGCGGATTGTTTTCCGATCCGCGATCCAGAGTACCTATTCGACCACCCGTATTATCGCGACGCAGGCTGTGTGCTGTGGCCCGATCCGCACGTCTGGAGTTCTGCGGACTTGGAACGCTTGCACGGAGCGTTTGGCGTACTATTGCCCAGTCGACAGGTGGAGAGCGGCCAGATGATGTTTGATGTCGAGCGCTGCCAAGCCGGATTGCTCGCCACTCGGGCGTTGAATCAGGATCACGTTCACACCTATTCGCATTTATATGGGGACAAGGACACGTTCTTGATTGGTGCACTGCAGGCAGATAGTCCCGTGCGCATTTGCCCACATCGACATGACGGTATGCGACTGGGGATGCGGCACAAGGATTTCGACGGACAACCGTTGTTCTGCCATCTGGCTGGCGGCAAGTGGCGGCCGCATGGTCGCGCCTTTGTGACCGAGGCGGATTATCCACTGCGTCCCCAGGCGTTAGCAATCATTGCCGAACTACGATCAGCAGGGGTGCTGTGATGTTGATCTTCGATTGCTCGGCAGCCGAGAAGCTGTACCTGGACTGTGAATCGACTGAAGAGTTGGTTCTTGTGTGTGCAGAAGAACCAATTTTCGTGCCTTCTCCACAAGGCTGCATGCGGCTGCGGGCCATGCTGTCCGGTGGCCTAGAAATTTCACCCGTTCTTGCGGGGCACGTGACACACAAGCCGGTTTTGACCGGAGGAATTGAGGTAGGTCTATGACGATCAGCTGCGGAGATCTATTGATCGGTAATTCGATGGCCGTTGATCTGATCGGCCTGTCCAGCGAAGGCACGGCCATCACGGATGCCACCTGCGTCTGCGAGGTCCGCAACTCGGCTGGCGATTTAGTCAGTGGTGATGACCCCATTCCCATGGTGTACGACAGCGACTTGGCACTGTACCGGGGCGTGCTTCCCGCCGACATGTCGCTGACGGCTGATGCCCGCTACACAATCACAGCCACCGCCACGAAGGCAGGAATTGGACAAGGTCAGTGGACTACCACGCGAGTCGCGAAGTATCGAGACGCAAGCTGTTGCGAATAGCCCCGGTTGGATCGAAGGAAAAGGAATGGCCTGAGGTTTCGCTTGTCAGATGCACAACGGAAGCAAAACGCGCGGGCTGCAATCCGCGATTTGGAGATCCCCAAGGTCAAGAATCCACGTCGCCGAAAACGCTGCGAAGCGAACGACGAGCTGTTTCTTAAGACCTACTTTCCCGACGTTTTCTACAACCCGTTCACCAAATACCAAAAACAGATCATCGCAGATTGTGGAGAAGCCTTAGAGTACGGCACGAAAAAATGCAAAGCAGCCCCTCGTGGCGACGGCAAAAGCTCCATTATCAAGTACCTAGCCCTGAAATACGCTTTGGCTCGGCAGATCAAGTTTGCTCTGATCGTGGCTGCAACGGGCAACAAATCCAAGAAGATTCTCGATTCGATTCAGCGGCGACTGGCTTCGAAGGTGCCGTCCAAGCTGCTCGAAGATTACCCCCTGGAATGCCACGTTGCCAGATACGTTGACCCGTGGCCTTCTAGGGCTCGAAACGTCACTGCCAACGGCCTAAAGCCAATTAACGTGGAATGGGGGGCCGAATCGTTCATTCTTCCCAGTTGGGCGGACAAAGAAGAGATAGGGCCGATTTTCCTTTCGCTGGGGTGGACCTCAGACAATTTGCAAGGGTGCAACATTTTAGATATGCGACCCGATTTCGTGATGCTCGATGACCTGGATTCTCGCGATTCGCTCGCGGCCGATGACGGCGTGATTGCGGGCAAAATCGAAGAAGTGATCGACAAGACCATTGCAGGCCTTGGTGGACAATCGCGCGGCATTGGTCAATTCATGCTGTGCACGATTACCAGCCGTGAATCGGCCGCATTCAAGTACTCCGATCCCAAGCAAAAGCCCGCTTTTTCTGGCTCGCGAATCCCAGCGATCTTCAAGTGGCCTGATGCAAAAACAACCCTCTGGCAGGAATATATCGAGATTCGCCAGTGGGGCAAGAACACCTTCGATGAAGCGGGGAATCCGGTCGATGTTCATGGCCGCAAAGCTCACGCATTCTATGTCGCGAATCGTCAAGCAATGGACGCTGGGGCGGAACTCTCAAACCCCTACAACTACGAGCGTACGCTTCTGCCCGACGGATCACAGAAACACCTTTCCAGCTTGCAGCGGTGCTTTGATTACATCGCTGACAACGGCATGGAAAGCTTTTTGACGGAGCATCAAAACGACCCACCTGAGGAAGAAGCGGTATCGGAAAACGCGCTGAAGCCGGCCACCATTATTCACCGCGTGAATGGGTTCGATCGCCGGGAAGTCCCCCCCAATTGCAGCTTGTTGACGCAGGGAATTGACGCGAAGAAAGCGGCACTCCATTGGGTGGTCAGGGCCTGGGAAATCGACTGGATTAAGCCTGGCATTGGGTATCTGATCGCCGGCCACACGATTGACTATGGGGTTCACGAGGTCCGCGGAACAAAATACGGCAGCGAAGACGGGGTTCATGAAGCTATTCAGCGCGCCGTTTTGGAGCGGATGGAAGAAACCAAAGCCACCGAATTCACTTCGCCTTCAGGCGAGTTGTTCCCTGTTGACCTGACATGTGTGGATAGTCGCTGGCAAACCGATGCGGTCTATTCGGCCTGCCTGGAAGTCGGCACTGGCATTTACCCTGTGATGGGGTGCGGAAAGTCGAACGGCTGCATTCGCCCCGTGTTCGCTCCTATTCAGAAGCTGACGGCCGATAGAAAGCCCGGTGACAACTGGTATCTAGCCCGCGAACGGAAGCACGTTTGGGTTGTCTTCCTGAATGCTGACTACTGGAAGAACTGGGAACAGGATCGGTGGATAACTTCTCCCGGAAAGCCCGGTTCTATGGGCATTTTCGGTCAGCCTTCCGAACATGCTGACAGGCTCAGTGCCGATCAGCAGGCCCTGCACTCGTATTCCCGTCACATTTGCAATGAGCGCGAGACCGAGCGAATGAAGAATGGAGTCTTGCGCCGCATGTTTGAATCAAAAGGACCGAACCACTGGCTGGACGCTTCCGTGTACGCGGACGTGGCAGCCAGCATCCGGGGCGTTCGAATGCCGACGGCAACCTCGGCAAAAATCGCAGAACGGATCAAGGAACGGGTCAGAATCCCCCTAGCGGAGCTAGCCAAACGATGACAGGCGATGACATTCAGGCTCTGGCCAATGCGATTGCGGAAAAGTTGGAGGCGGTGAACAACCGCCCGACACTCCGCCAGCTCGCCGCCGGCGTGGAAGGGTGGATTTGCCCCCGTTGCGGCTGTGAGCGCTGGTGGGTGTCGGATACGCGATTCGATGGCGGCGTGATCCGCAAGCGCGAGTGCCGGAACTGCCACAAGTTGATCAAGACCATTGAGCAGCCAATTGAGGATGCATAACGAAAGGCCCAAGCATGATTGATGACCGAATCAAAGCCAATCCGGACAAGTACAACGGAAAAGACTGTCTCTTCAATCCTCCAGGTAAGTGCGAAATTAAATTTCCGCTCCTGGACATCAAAGGCGAATATGCTCTTTTTGTAACCGAAGAAGGTTGGGTCTACGCTTCCAAGGATGCCCGCCCAATCGAAGATCAGCCCGAAGAAGCTTGTCAAACTACCGGTAGTGATAGCTGACTACCTGTCGTTTTGCCCTTCGCGAGCCATGCGCAACAATGACCCGCATGACTCAGCCAGCCAACACCGACGAAGCCCTTGCCCAAGCTGCGACGACCCCCCAGTCGGTCACGGTTGGCAATACGTCCGTGACTGAGCGATCGGTGGACGAAATTATCAAAGCAGATCGTTATCAATCTTCCAAGCGTGCAGGCAGTGTGCTGGGATTTGGGCTCCGCGCTCAGGTGGGTATCCCACCAGGGGCAGGTGGGTAATGTCAGCCACCGTCAAAGTCCATCCCCTGACCGGCGAACCCAAGTCGCAGCCAGCAGCCCGCCAGGATCTGTTCACGCTCTCGACGACCGTTCGACCGCGCCGCTCGATCGATGCGAGCTATGACGCTGCTCGGGACACCGACGAATTCAAAAACTATTGGGCCAATGCGGATTCTTTTGACGCGGACTCGGCCAATTCGAAGGCTGTTCGGCAAAAGCTGGTCACTCGCAGCCGGTACGAAGCGGCCAATAACGGCTATGTGGATGGCATCCTACAGACCTTCGCCAACTTCTTGGTAGGGGTGGGCCCCAAGTTGCGGATGCTGACGGGCAACGCGCAGTTCAACCAGGCGGTCGAAACCGTTTGGCAGCAATGGGCCAAGAAGATCAAGCTTCGCCGCAAACTGTGGGTCATGGCTCACGCCAAGATGCAGGACGGCGAATCGTTTGCAGTGGTCCGCACGAATCCGAAAATCAAGCATCCTGTCAAGCTCGACATCGTGCCGTTCGAAACAGAGCAATGCCAAAGCCTGACGACCTATTGGGGTACTCCTGACCGGATCGATGGCATTAAATTTGATGAATTTGGCAATCCAGAAACCTACGAAGTGCTGCGATATCATCCGGGTGGCCAGTGGTTCCCGGTTGCGAATTGGCAGGCCGAAGAGGTTCCAGCGAAGTATATGCTCCACTGGTTCATGTTGCGGCGGCCGGGACAACACCGAGGCGTGCCGGAACTGCGGTCCACGCTCAATGTTGGTGCTTCTTCCCGCCGTTACCGCGAAGCGACCGTGGCCGCTGCGGAGACCGTGGCTGAAATGGGTGCAGTCCTCCTAAAGACCGACATGCCCCCTGGCGAAGCGGATCCAGCAAGTCCTTTCTCGGGCTACCCAATGCAGCGTCGGATGATCACCGCGATGCCTGCTGGCTGGGATGCGATGCAGATGAAGCCCGAGCACCCCACGGCCAACTACAGCGAATTTGTGGAATCGCAAATCGGCGAATCGGCGCGGCCCAAAAATATGCCGCTGAATATCGCGATGTGCAATTCGAGCAAATACAACTACGCCTCCGGCCGACTGGATCATCAGACTTTTTTTGCTTCGCTCGATTCGGAACGAGAAGACGGCAACGACCTGGTGCTAGATCAGCTGTTTGAACTTTTCTGGGAAGAAGCGGTCCTCGCCTATGGCTGGAATGCTGACCCAGAAAACCAACCTGCCCACGGTTGGGATTGGCCCAAGCACCCTGTGGCCGACCGAGTGTCAGACGCAGAAGCAGATGACATCCAACTGAAGAACGGATCGAAGAGCTTGCGGCGAGTGGTCCAGGAAGGTGGCGACGACCTGGCAGACGAAATCCCGCAAATGGCGGAAGACTATGGCCAGCCCGAAGAAAAGGTTCGCGAGGCTGTCTTCCACGCGAATTTCAACGCTCAGAATCAATTGGCTTCGATTGCTCAAGCGAGTAATGCGACGGCAACTGCGGGGAGTGCGTAACCGTGATCAATGAACGAAAAAACAAGTTGATTCAAGCCGCGAAAGCCGTGCATGTCGAGCCGGTTTATGGTGCTGTTGAAACGGTCGATATCATCGCAGCCGCAGGCGAAACCAAAAGCCCTCCAACCTTCGATGCAACTGCCTATACGGGCGGGGAGTTGATCGTTGCTGCCTATGACCTCCCCATTGTCATTGACCTTGCTGGCCTGGAGGAAGGCCCAGTTATCAATGCCAATCTGGATCACGATCGCAGCAAACGCACGGGCCAGGGAACCGAAACGATCAACAACGGCAAGCAGCTGCAGATCAAGGGGATGCTGAATGCAGCGACCCCTTACCGTGATGAAGTGGTCAACAGCTCCAAGGACGGTTTTAAGTGGGGCATTTCTGTCGAGGCATTGCCCAAGCGGGGCCACGTTGAATTGATCAAGGCCGGCACAACAGCTACGGCCAACGGCCAAACATTTCGCGGGCCGATCTACATTGCCCGCAAGTCTGTCTTACATGGATTGGCTTTCAAGTCCAAGGGATACGAAGCCGACAGCGGTTCCAAAGTCACCATAGCGGCCTCGTCCGCGCATCATACGAAAGGGTTGGAAATGAAGTTTGAACAATGGATCGAGGCACAGGGGTTTGATGCGTCCACGCTGAACGACAAGCAAATTGCGTCGCTGAAGGTGGCCTACGAGGCCGAAATCAAAGCGGCCGGGGCTCCGGAACGGCTGATTGCTGAGCCCAAGTTCGACATCGACGAACTGAAGGCTGCCTACGCGGTACACGAAGCCGAAATTGAGAAAGCGATTTTCGCAGCCAGTGGCAAAGTCGAGGCCTCGAAGATGGCAGAAATTAAGGCCGCTGCCTATCAAGGTGCCGTGTCGCTCAAGTCCGAAGCCTTGCAGAAGGAATGGTCGCCTTTGCAGTTCCAGGTCGCTGCACAAAAGCTGTCGACGACCACGCAGATCGCCTTGCTGCAGGCAGAGCGTCCTGTTGGCCCAGCAATCCATGCCAGTGCCAAAGACATCGGCAGCGATGTGATTGAAGCCTCGTTGGCTCAAGCTGTTGGACTGCCAGAAATCGAAGATCACTACAAGCCCGAAACACTGGAAAAAGCCCACAAGCAGTTTCGCGGCCGGTTGGGCCTGCAGCAAGCTTTGATCATGGCCGCAGGTGCTAATGGCATGGGCTCAATGGGTCCCGGCCAAAAGATCCATGACGGGAACCTGCGAGAAGTACTCCGCTTTGCGTTCCCGATGGTCGAAGCTGCCTTTTCGACGGTTTCCCTGCCGGGGATTTTCTCGAATGTGGCCAACAAGGAACTCTTGATCGGATACATGGAAGGGGATGAAAGCTGGCGAGAGGTCGCACAGATCAAATCTGTCAACGACTTCAAACAAGCCACCAGCTACCGTTTACTTGATTCGATGGAGTACGAAGAGATCGGACCTGATGGTCGGATCAAGCACGGCACCGTCGGCGAAGAGACGATCACCCGCCAGGCAAAGACTTACGCGAAAATGCTTTCGCTGACTCGCGTGGACATTATCAACGACGATCTTGGCGCGTTCGACGATTTGCGTTCGCGACTCGGGATGGGAGCCAAGCAGAAATTCAATAAGGTTTTCTGGGCCAAGTTCCTGGACAACGCATCATTCTTCACTTCGGGCCGTGGCAACTATATCAGTGGCTCCACAACCAACTTAGGGACCGACGGCGTCGGATTGGGTCTGGGCCTGAAAGCCTTCCGTGTAATGGAATCGCCATCGGCCGACGGCTCCAAGCGGCTAGGCGGCAACCCGGCGATTTTGCTACACCCACCCGAATTGGAAAGTGCTGCCGACAAGCTATTCCTGGGCGAAAAGCTGAATGTCGGAAGTGGGCCAGGGGAAGAGAACGTCTACCGCAACAAGTACCGGCCGGTATGCGTGCCGTGGTTGTCAGATGCGGCCTTCAGCGGCTACAGCCTGACTGCCTGGTATTTGCTCCGCAACCCTCGCATGTTTGCAGCAATGGTGGTTAGCTTCCTGTTCGGCAACCAGTCACCGACGGTTGAATCCGCCGAGGCCGATTTTGCCACGCTGGGCATCGACTTCCGCGGCTATCACGACTTCGGTTGTGATCAGGCCGAATATGTGGCCGGCGTGAAGAGCAAGGGCGCTGCCTAATCTCTGGCCGTTCGAGTTAGTCCACTTACTTTTTCCTTTGAGAGTGAACGATGAAAGTCAAGATTCTGTTGAACCTGGGTCGGTCGACCTATCCCAAGCATCCCTTCCTCGAAGGAGACTTGCGGTCGGTGGACGACGAACTGGGAACACTACTGGTCAAGCGCGGCCATGCTGAAAAGCTGGGGGACGATGCAGTCACCATCGAAGACGCAGAGGCAGCTACCAAAGCGGCGTCCGAAGCCACGGCCGAGGACGTCAAGAAAAAATCCAAGTAACCATTCACCGACTTTGGCTAATTTCACCAAAGAGCAAATTTAGGAGTAACAATCAATGGCCCAAACACCAGCAACGTTCCGTTCCGATGAATGCACGCTTGATTACACGCCAGTCGCTGCCGTCACGGCGGGTGATGTGGTTGTCATCGGCACCAATCTGGTTACGATCGCCAAGTCTGACATTGCCGCCGGCCGTCTTGGCGCAGTCGCGACGAAAGGCGTTTTCAACGTTCCGAAGGACAGCAGTGATGTAACTGACGGCTTGCCAGCCTATTGGGACGCGGACGGCAGCCCGGTAGGTGGAGATGCCGGAAGCGGGGCATTTACTACGAACTCCGCACTAGGCCCGTTTGCTGGCTTCTTTGTGGAAGATGCCGGCACAGGTGTTGGCGACGTGGACATGCTGTTGCGGTCTGTGGATTCGTCCACCGTTGGCAACTTTACGGCAATTCCCGCTGCTACGGTAGCAGCTACTGGTAGTGATCAGGCGGGAGCCGCTGCGATCACCACAGGTTTCACGCTTGTCAGTGCGGGCGATGGCACCAAGGGGGTGAAGCTACCTGCAGCCGTGGCGGGTGCAGTGGTAATCGTCAAGAACGGCGCCGGTTCGGTGCTGAAGCTTTATCCAAACACTTCGGATGCCATCAACGCTTTGTCGGCCAACGCGGCCCTCAGCATGGCTGCGAACACTTCGGCCCTGTTGGTGGCTTACGACGCTACGACTTGGTACACGGTCCCCTTGCTTCCTAGCTAACCATGCCCAATTTGATTGATGATGGCGTTGCTTTCCTTGCGAACCGACTAAAAGGGTTCGCGGGGACCGACGTCGTTATCCGGCGCGGTGCCAGGGTGAGCGGGGTAATCAGCGGGACGTTGTCGCTCAGTTCACACGAAGTGATCGACGAGCAGACCGGCATCCCAACGTGGAAGAAGTCAAGTGATTGGGTGTTTACAAAGATCGATCTGGTAATCGCAGGTTCCATCATCATGTTGCGACCTGGGGATCTGATCGAAACAGTGGTCGGTGCCAGGCGTTTTGAAGTGGCTCCCATTGCGAATCGTCCAGCGGTCGAACCGCACGACGCTCAAGGGCAGATGGTAGTGGTTCACACGCAGGAGGCGACATGTCCGACGGAGTGTTAGTACAGGTGGCCCAAGCGATGACGGCCGAACTGCTGACAGCGGCGAAGTCTGGCACCTTTGCTGGCCTGACCTTCACACCCGAACGCAGCTGGGCCGATTGGGACGATGACGTCACGGAATCTCAGGGGCTCAAGGTCGATGTGGTGGGGATCAATGCGGATGATGGTGAACCGATTAGCCGTAGCCGGCGTCGGTACATGGTTGTGGTCGAGATTTACGTTAGGAAGAAGTTTGGGCAAAAGGATCAGGACCAAAGTGGCCGGATCCGGAATGAGCAGCTTGATCGACTGACAAAGTTGATGCAAGAACTGCGTGAATTCTGGAAACCTGCTCAGCGGCTGGTCACCTTAAATGAGGCAGTGCATAGCAACGCGAAGATTATTGCCTCCTACAGCCGCAAGCATATGAGGTCGGAAGGTAGGCAGTTTTTTGGAGCGGTACAGCACACTTTTGAAACGATGGTTGCAATTCCATGATTGGGTCTAGCTTCAAATTCGAGAGCACGACGAACAACGTCAAGAAAGCGGCGGACGAAGCCGGTTTTCGCAACGTTGGCCATGCCGCTGCGTCGATTCGCAAGACCGCGATTGCGTCCATTTTGAATAGCCCAGCCGGCAGCCCTGGCCGTGATTCATCCACCGGCCGCTTTACCAAAGCCGCCACTATCCCTTCGCAACCCGGTAAGCCACCGTTCACGCGAAAGGGATCGCTTCGCCGTGCAATTCGATTTGACGCCAATAAACTGACCGGCACTGCGGTTATTGGCCCACAGTTTAGCCTGTTTGGCACTGCTGGCCATGCTCACGAGTTTGGTGGACGGTTCAAAGAAAACACATACCCCGAGCGCCCTTTCATGGGCCCGGCTTTACTTGGAAACATTACTCGTTTCGGCAATTCGTTTGCCGGTTCAATTGGAGGATAAGAGCGATGGCCGAACAGAAAATGGGCTACGAAGGCTTGATTTATTACGGGGCTGCAGGAACGACTGCCGGCACGCTCATTCCAGAAACGGGAGACATGTCGATCACTTTCGACATTGAAACCGGAGATACTACCACGCGCAATGCCGATGGCTCGATCCCGATTGAAACGTCCCAAACCACCGGCCGGAAATGGTCGATGGATTTCAACTGCTTGAATGTACCTGGCAACGCCGTGATCGCGGCCTTGCTCGCAGCTTCCTTTACCGGTACGCCGATTGCGTTCCGCGACAAGGATTATGTGAGCGGCAAGGGGTATGACGGGGATGTGATCGTTTCGCACAAGTCGGGGCGACCGCTCAAGGGTCAACAAACGATTGACTTCACCGTTCGGCCCACGAAAGCAGGTGGCCGGCCAATTCCATCGCTGTACGTGTAATCGCTGGATCCGCCGATCGTCATCCATTTCATTCATAAGCGAGTTTCAAAATGCAAGGGTCCTACAATATCAATTTCTCGGCCGGTGGGCTAACCATCGGCAGTACAAGCCTTCCCGAGGCCACGACGCCCAACCCGTACGAAGAGCCGATCCCAGCCGCCAAGGCCGGAACCCTCACAACTCGAACGGACAATGACACCGGGATTGTGACAGTCGCCAGTGGGCATGGCATCACCACCAGCGACACAGTCGATCTTTACGACAGCACCGGTCAGCTGATTCAGAAGGATGTCGATGTCACAGCTACGACTTCGACCACGATCAGCATCGACGCCGGTGTCGGCAGCAACCTGCCAGCGGCTGACGCGGTGGTCAATGTGGCCAAGCAGGTCTTGATTAATGTGACGATTCTGGACGCCGCGATTGTGATCTGGGGTGCCGTGGTCGAAGTTCCCGGAGATACCACTTCGCAGTGCCGGATGCTGTTTGAAGACGCGGGCGGCGACGACATCTTGGACGAAACTCGCAAGGTCAGCAGCGGCCTGATCGAGGATGTGGCCAACGGCGCCACCAACTCGCTAGACAACAGCGGCGGCGGGATCGCCACGCTGCGGGTCAGCCACGGCAATACCTTGGTGGCCGGTGTGTTGAAGCTAATCAGCATGGAAGATCGCACCCCATAATCAGCCACGGTTCAGGAACTACACACGTAAGATCACGAAAGCCACATGCGAAAATTTAAGGACTCCACCGGCTACGAATGGGACATCAACCTCCCCTTTGGCGAAATTGTCCGCGTGAAAAGGGAGAGCGGCGGCGAGTTCGATTTGCTTGCGCCTATGAACGACAAGGAAAGCAAGCTGGCGGAAATTCTCGATTCTAACTTGGAGAAGTTCTACGAACTTTTGTGCTACCTGGTCACACCCCAATTTGGCAAGCTGGATTGCACCGATGTCGCTAAATTCACCGCCTGTGAGTTTGGCCAGCGGGTGGCTTCTGATGTGCTTATCGACGCTCAAAAACAATTCTTCCTGGAGTGGTCTGATTTTTTCCGATTCGCCAACCGTCCAGAAATCGCGGCCGTAGTGGAAGCGTTGGCAAAGGTCCGAGCGAAGGCGGTCGAAACGGTCAGTCAGCGGATCCGGGAGGACAGGATTCTTCCGGGGATTGCGGATCGGATGGTTCCGAAGTTCAACGAAGTCCTTACGAAATCATTCAAGGGCTTGGAGGATTCCTTGGAATCGATCCTAACCCTCACACCTGGCGAGACCTCCACAGCCGCGCCGAAGGGTTGCGACTAGAGCAGCGAAAAAACACTGTCGCCCTGGCACATTTCATGTGGTCCGAATACGACGCCGAGCAACTGACCGATTACATTTTGACCGGTGAGCCACCTGGGAAGCAGGAAAATATCATCCCCTACGATCCGCAGGTAAGAGAACTGATCGCCAAGCAATGGGCAGCTGCTGAGGCTGGTAAGTGATAAGGAAGGAGGGTTACAAGGATGGCAGGCCGCTCGGATATTGAAGCAGGACGGGCGTACGTCACTCTCTACCTGAAAAACTCACTCTTGATCAAGGGGCTGCAATCAATCAAGCAGCAAGTCGGACAGGTCGGTGCCGAGTTCATGAAGCTGGGTCGCCAAGTGGCTACCGTGGGAATTGGCATTGGCGTGGGCCTTGGTTTCGCTACTAAGATTTTCGCCGACTTCGACGATCAGATGCGCGCCGTCAAGGCTGTCAGCGGATCTACACAAGAAGAATTCCTGCGACTGACCGAAACGGCTAAGAATTTAGGAGCCTCGACTTCCTTCACGGCCGCTCAAGTCGCGGGGATCATGACGGAACTTGGCCGCGCCGGTTTCACGGCCGACCAAATCGACAAGATGACTGCGAGCGTGCTCAATCTTTCGCGGGCCACTGGGACAGAAGCCGTCGAATCTTCTGGGATCATGGCTGCCACGATTCGCCAATTCGGACTTGAAGCTACGGATGCTGCCAGGGTGGCTGACGGACTCACCGCGGCGGCGAACAAGTCATTTAACAGCGTGAGCACTCTGGGAGAGGCCCTGAGCTATGCGGGCCCAGTCGCAGCGGACCTGGGAATGTCGCTGGAAGAAACTCTAGCTGTGCTGGGAGCGCTCGGAAACGTTGGAATCCAAGGGAGCAACGCGGGAACGTCTCTGCGACGACTGGCCACGCTCGGCGCCGCAGAGGCCGATAAGCTGAAAGAGATTTTCGGCGTTGCGTTTGTCGATGCCGCTGGGAACGCTCGACCGCTGGTAGATGCTCTGGGAGAAGTCAACGACGCCACTAAGAATCTCGGCACTGCAGAGCGAGCCGCCAAGTTCAATGAGGCTTTTGGATTGCTGGGGATCACCGGTGCGTCCGCAATTAGCAAGAATGTCATCGGGGTCAAGGATCTGCACAAAGCTATCCTGGCAGCCTCGGGGGGAGCTGCGAAGACAGCTGCGGAAATGGATGGCGGGATTGGTGGCTCGTTCCGTATGTTGCTTTCGGCCGCTGAGGGGGTTGCCATTGCTATTGGTGACGCGCTGGCACCTGCCCTGAAGTCAATCGGCGATGTGGCGGTGCCTACCATTCAGATCATTTCGCGATTCATCGCTGACAATAAGCAATTAGTCGTTACCGTTGCCCAGGTGGCGCTGGGCCTGGTTGCGGCTGGCGGTGCCTTTCTGGCGATCGGCGCGGCACTCACTGGCGTTGCTTGGTCCATCGGAGTGCTGTTTACGTTAGGCAATTTTGTGGGGATGCTGATCGGTATTGTCCCGCCACTGATTGCCGTGGCTGGCATTCTCGGGAGCATCGTTGCCGTCGGCTATTCGCTGCTCTACATATTCCCCGGACTCACTGCAGCCGCTGCAGATTTCTTTGGTGGGATCTCCCAGTGGGCCGCCAACTCCTTCGGGCCCATCTTTGGGGAATTCTCGGAGAACTGGACGGCCATTCTGGCAACGCTCAACTCGGGCGATATGGAAGGGGCTGCACGCATCGCCATGGCGGCAGTTAAGATCGCCGTGTTCGATGGCATGTCCGCAACGCTGGAAGGAGTGCTCAATACCTGGAATGCGGTTGGGTCCGTGCTGCAGGGGATTTTCGATTCGATCTCCGAAGGCATCTTTGGCGTATCTGCCGACTTCAGTGAAGCCGCTCGATCGATCATCGACACTTGGCAGGGGATGGTGACCACGATCTCGAATCAGTTGCTGGAAATGAGTGCGAAGGGCGGCTATTCTGGTGCGATTGCCAGCCAGATTCTGGGTGTGGATATAGGTCAAGAACAGGCTCAGGCGGAACTCAATCGACAACAGCAAATTGCAGTGAAGAAGCGGTTGCTTCAGCAGGCCAATGCCAACGCTTCCACTGCAGATGCGAATGGTGGAACATTCCGAAATGGCACCGGTGATGACTATCGACTGCAAGCCACTAATTTGGCGAAGGAAATTGCAGCTCTCCAAGGCACAAAGGTGGATGTCTTGGCGGATGCGCAGAAGATCGCTACCGATCAGGTCAACGACATGGCCGAGGGAATCAAAGGGGTTGACGTGGCGAGCTCGATTGCCGAATTCCGCGATTCGCTACAGGACCTGGCTGACAAAAACCGGTTGGAGTTACAAGACGCCAAAGACAGTGCAGCTCTGGTGCAGATGGCGAAGGAAAAAGCGGCGATCGAAAACGGGGGCAAGGATGAAGCGGCAAAAGTTGCTTTGAAGAACCCGTTGAAAGATCCCGAATTGGCTAGCGGGATTCGCAACGGATTCGGCACCTTCAGCGGAGCCGCCTTGGCGTTAGGTGGGGCGGGGGACAACGTGCAGAACAAGATTCTCAAAGTGGCCGAGCAGCAAAAGAAGGTCGCAGAACAACAAAAAGTGCAGAACGACAAGATGATCGAACAGGACGGTAAGTTAATCAAAATGTTTGAAAAGAATTTCGGAATGGCGTAACCATGATCAGCTTCGAAGAACGACCTGTCAGCCGCAGCGGTTCGGTAAGTGAGCCGCAGCAAGATCGTGAGTACGTGTGCACTGGAACCAACGACACAGCTGCCGTCGTACTGCTGGCGCTGCAACTCACGCCGCCCGCACTCGCCACTGCGCAGGGCATAATTTACAGACAGGACGTGAAATATACGAGCCAGGGGCACAATCTGTTTTATGTGACGGTGCCGTACGCGAAGCGGCAAGCAAAAAACCAGGAAGTAGGTAGCTGGACCTGGGATTTTGACACTTCGGGAGGCACGGTCAACGTCAAAGCCAGCAAGCAAACACTAGGTAGCTATGTGCCCGTTGGCGGTGTGGCGGTCAATCATAATGGAGCCATCGGAAAACAAATCGATGGCACGATAGATGGCGTTGATATCATTATCCCAACCCTCAAGCTGAATGCGTCATACAAACACGCGATGGGTGTTGTCTCGCTCCCATTTGCATCAGCAATGGCCGACATAACCGGATGCGTGAACAGCACTTCCATCTTTGGACGAGCACCAGGAGAAGTGCTGTTTCTGGGGGCCCGTGGGGCCGACGGGACTGACACAGAAGCTTCGGTTGGCTATTCCTTCGCCCTTGAAAAAAACCTGCAAAACCTGATCATTGGCGGCATTACCGTCGCGGAAAAGCAGGGGCACGATTACGCTTGGGTGGAATTTCAAAATTTCGTAGATGCCGACCAAGGGGCGACTAAACCAAAGCAAATTAACGTTGAGCGTGTCTATCGCCGCGTGGATCTGAAACAGCTACTGGGGTTCGGGTAATGGGCGAAAAACCGGGCGTCGGTGAAAGTCAACGAACGGGCCCGCTCAATGCGCGAGTGTGGGCCAAGGTCTATGACTCTGCTGATCAATATCATCGCACGCAAGCCATGGGTGTTGCCAACGCGCCACCGCGATCCAGTCGTACAGATCATCAGATCGTACGACTGGTCAACGGCACTGGCTACAATCTCCGCCAAGGTGAAGTGGTCGAAGTGGATGACTACGCATTGGCCAACCTGACCAACGATTATCTCTACTTCAATTCCGCAACTCCTGACACCACGCGGCAGATCTTCGCGATCATGCTACAGCCGCAGTTGACGGGCGGAAACGACGTCCAGCCTGCATTGGTACGCGGCGTCTGCAAGGCCCTGGTGAATGTCACCGATACGGGCCACAAGTTTGCCGTGGTGGAATCTGGCTTGCGAGTGCTGCAATCAGCAGCTGCTGGGCCGGTGAAGATCTTGCACCCACTCCCGCCTGGCGATACAGGGGAAACCGTTTGCATGGTCGATGTAGGGTGCTGTGAAGCGGAAACAGGCGTTCCATTCCGCAACGAATCGACCTACGAAGTCCCAGCTTATGGCGTGATGCGGGTGGTGGGCTACGATGCCACCCTCAAGGAGTTTCGCACCGAGCGGCCGCATGCAGATCACTTTCACTCCATCTACCTGATCAACGGCGCGACGGCCGTGCCGGGGGCTACCGGCGATCCCTTGGAATACAGCAGTGGCACGGGCTACTTCCAAGGCACCACCGGCCTGACGATTGCCTGCAGTGGCAGTCCCTCGGCTTATGGCGAGTGTTGGGGCCCCACGCCGGGTTCGTTTCTGCTGCGGCAGCATGGCGAAGGCTTTTACGTGCTGCGGGGAGCTGGTACCGGGCTGGTGCGTGCGTTCCCCTACGAAGTGTTCAGCGGCGTCGGCAAAGTTCCCTCCACAATCAGCAAGGGCTCGACTGGTACCGTCTACGTGTACTATGGCAGCAGCGGCAGCGAAGCGGATAGCGGCTTTCGCATCACTTGCAACGCCCGCTTCAATGCGATCACCTCGACCACCAAGTTTGTGGAGATCAAACGCTGGAACGGGCAATGGTACGTCGGCCCACTGGAGTGCTAGGCCATGTTTCAGCCGTGCTGTTGTATCTGCGATTTGCTGCAGGAATCCTTCACGGGACTCACCGCGCTGCCATCACGATTTACAGTCGTTGCAGGCACCTGGACCGTTGCCTCTGGGAACGCAACTACCGCCGATGACGATGCTTTGATCGCCATTGACGCTACCGTGGATGGCAGCGACTACGGCCCCAATTTGCTCGTGTGGGCCAGAGCGACTGTCAATGATGGCGACGCGGTGTTGCTAATCGTCTGCTACACCGATGCGAACAACTGGCTCGGCGTGCGGTTTCGCTTTAGCGTCAAGTGCACTGTTTGGGAGTTCGTAAAGAACTCGGCAGGCACCCAAACGATCCTCAACACGCGGACCTACTCACGCAGCACGAGTGATGGTACACACGTTTTCAGCTCCTTTCCGGCCGATGCCAGAATGTGGGTTGGGTTTGACGGCGACTATCTGCATGCGTCTACCCACCGATCATCACCAACGCTACACAGGGTGTTGCTGGATGACTTCCCCAGTGGTACGGGCGCGGCGATTGGTACGGGAGATATTACCGGATCGGTCGCGTTTCAGGATGTTTATATTTACCGTTTTTCTACGTCCTGTGTGAATTTTGCTTTGATTTGCCTGGAATCCCAAGACGGACCATACAGGACCGACGCCGCGGGTTTGGGGTGCGGTTGGGATATTGTGTCTGGCACGTGGGAGAGCGTCGGAGGCAACTGGAACGGTTTCCCATCACCGGGATTCAACAGTGGCTATTTTTACTGCAACGCACCGGGGTTGGTTGTGCATCCGCAAAAAGGCTTGGAAGCGCGGCGCATTTCGGCGTATCTGCACCTTGGTACTTTCAATCACAGTAGTGGTGACAGCGGGACTGGAGTAGCCAGGCTAATTATCGCTTATCAGGATACTGATAATTATTTGTACTTGGAAGTGAACTACTTTACGGCGTTCCTTGGGAAACGAGTTGCCGGCGTTGATTCTCAAGTTGGTGTGCAGACTCATGTTTATTCTGGAGGCAGCAACGGCTCTGGCGTTTGGGTCTTGGAGTACGACGGGACCTGGCTGCGGGGCGGACCAAATTATATTTATGCGTACTTGCCGGGCTTCACGGGAGAACGGGCAGGAATTGCTTGGACCGCCATCGATTCTGGCTGGGGACACTCACCTTTCAATAACGTCACAATCACCTGCCACGACGGCTTGATCTATCACACCAACCCTGGGGCGTGCATTTGCAATTCCTCCGAGAACGTGAACAACCGGATGATCGTCGAGATCCCCGAGTATCTGGAAAATTGGACGTGCGCCGACTGTGCAGACCTCGCGAGCACCGTGGTCACAACCCCAAAGAAAGGTAATGAACCGGTACCGCCGGGGCAAATCCTGGCCTACCGCTTGGGCTGCGTGTTTTATAAGAAGGTGGCGCTGACAACCTGCCTGCTGCAAACGATGGAAACGTGGGTCTATTTTGAAAAATCCCAAGATGCCTTTGGCTTCGCCTTGCCCTTCGACTGTGATCCGACCGATACGCTCGATGTCCGCGTGGATGTGCTGATCACGCAGACCAACCCCGACGCTCCGCCGGATACAATCTCCGTGCTCCACAGGTTTCGCGAGACGATTAGTTTTGCAGACTTTGAAACGATCAATAATCTCGAGGTTCCCTACGCTCCGCCATATCCGACGTTGTCAGGCGATGGGCTCAAGACCAATTGCCATCCACCGGCCGACTCCGTGTATGTCTCGTGGGGGCAAGTATGATCCAGGCCGCTTGCGACTGCGGACTGATCTATCATGTCCGCCGGCTGCCGGTTCACTGCGAATGTGGAGCAGTGCTCACGGCCGGTACCGTTTCTGAGGCGACTACTATCCGCATCGAGCAGGGCAGCGTACCTCCAGGGGGAATTCCTGCCAACCGCCGGTTCAAACTTGGCCCCGGTACGCACCTGCGGCGGATGATCGCCGAAGCCGATCGCTGGGCTGCTTACGCGCGTTGGATTCCCGGACTGCAGGCCTTCAGCTTTGCCAAGTCGGAAGCGTGTTATTGTGAGCAGCGCGCGGCCGAAATGGATGCCCACGGAATCCAGTGGTGCCGAGACAATGTCGCCACGATCCTGCAGTGGCTGAAAGAAGGAGCTGAGCAGGCCGGCGTCCCGTTCGTCGCGGTGATCGCTCGCCTCTTGATCCGGACCGCCATCCAACTGGCCCAGCAAGATGCCGACCGGGCCGAGCAACAACCGAAGGCCGCGGAAATCGCCCAGGGACCAACCTAGTCCACCATGTTCCCGCAGTCGGCAAAATGGCCCCCGAATTTGTCGCTGGACCCCCACCCCCAGCGATGAAACACGGGGCTAATTTTTGAGCTTCACCCATTCACCCCTAGGGTGAATACCTAATTTCCTTCGATTGGGGGCCATGTCATTATCGGCCACAACATCTTGTAGCTTGCATCACTAGTGCCCAGTTGTACACTAGGTGCAATCGTAACCACTGGAAGGGTGCCCGCCGCGAATTACTCGCGCCCATGATCGGGCATCAACTGGGAGCTTCGTCATGCTACAAAAGGGGGTTGTTGTTACTTTTTTTTATCCGGCCGCGAACTACGCGAACGCCCGAAAAAGGCTGGAGCGGCGGCGGGTACGAGTGGATCGTATTCGCGACTTCCTGGAGGAACCGCTTGATGAATCGACCACGGAGCAAAACCCGTTCCTGGTACGGTCGGGCTGTTTGGTCTACGGCTTTGACCTCGACAAGCTGGCTGACCGTGCGTTCTACTCTGGGAGCATGGAAGATCTTCACGTTTGCGAAGCCGACGCGTCGCATTCCGTCGTCTGGATTGACGCGGCCGACTGGCTGCCAACCGGGGAGGAGCCCGTCCAGTTTGAGTTGTTGGGGGTCTTTGGCGAAAAGCTCTCGCGCGTCACTGCCGAAATTCTGGCCGATGGTGGCAACGCGTTCCTGCAAAAAGCCGGTGATTCTCGGCGATTATTGACGGTCGATTATCAATTCCCGAAGGTCGCGTAGGTGTACCAATTGGTGTACCAGCCAGGAAAAGCAACGAAAAAGGGCTGCAAGTTTTTTGATGTAACTTGCAGCCCTCAAAGCGTTTCCGGCAAGTGCCCCGTCTTGGACTCGAACCAAGAACCCTCTGATTAAGAGTCTTATTTAGGCCATTTTCAGGCCTTCTCAAGCGTGAAAACTACTGGAAAATACGTGTTTTTGAAATCCTGAAATCGAGTGGCTAGTGTACCAAGTAGTGTACCGTACTTTTGTTCAGTCGTCATTTCTTTCGGCGCCACAGTTCGTCGCCAATGTCGTCACACTCCAAGCCGATGTAATACTTCAACGTCGTCGTAATCGACTTGTGACGCATCATGCGCTGTAACGTGATCGGCCTAACCTTCATCGCCCAGCGGGTGCCAAATGCCCGGCGAAGATCATGAGCGGTGGCCCACTGCCCTTCCTCGATCAGCACGCCCGAGGCCTCGCCAATGGTGCTGATGATCCGCCCGGCAGCGTTTGCAGTTTCGATGGGGCGATTATGGTAGACCGCCTGCAGGGGAGCCACCAAGCCCTTACGCTCGGCAAGCGGCGTCATTTGCAGCCAGGCTGCCAGATCGGGCGGGACTGGCATAAAGTCCTCGCGACGAGCCTTGTGGCCAGCAGCTGCAAACAACAGCCGCGGCCGGCGCCCTGTGGCCAGATCGACGCGAATGCGGCCTGAGTCCCAAGAGATTGCCAAGGCTTCCGAGATCCGCAGTCCGGATAACCATAAAAGATTCAGGAATCGAACGGTGCCGGTATGCTCCTGATGCTGCTTGGCGGCTCGCCTGAGCGCCGCAAATTCACGCCGTGTGATTGGTCGCCCTCGCATTTCATCCCGCACGTTACGCGGCATTTTCACACGCGGGACTTCGCGAATCATGCCTAGTTCACGAGCCCAGGACAAAGCCGATTTCACATGCCTCAAATAGCTGACGATGCTTGGACCCTTCAGTTGCCGATTGGATGCCAATTTGGTGCGAAAGGTAGACATGACCGCCGGCGTGATGTCGTTCAAAACCTTGGGTTTGCCGATGTGTTTTTCAAAGGCGTTGAGCGCTGTTGTGTAGGCAGCGGATCCGCCGACGGATAAATGGGCCGTGTGTTCGTCCTCAAAGCGTTCGCGGAAGGCTGCCCAGGAAGTCCGGCCGGGTTTGGTTTCCCCCTCCCCCAGCTTGATTTCCCATTCTACGGCGCGGCGTTTGGCTTGATCCCAATCGCTGGTGCCGGCTGAACGGGTGATTCGACGGCCGGTCAATGGGCAAGCGTAATAAAGCTGCAGTTGTGGCCTACCGCGATCGCGAACGTAGACACGGATCAATAGAATTTCCCCGCAAGATAGGACAAAAGCATCAACAGCAGAATGCCGCCGAGCTTCCATTTCCAAAGTGATTGGCGTTTAGCATCCCTCAGCGTCTTCAATTCGTCGATCATCGCAGACGCATCGGCCTTAGAAATGCCAGCCAATTGCCGATCTGAAACGCCTAACTTGCGAAGATAATCCCTTTGTGGATCGGTTGCACTGCCCCTCATTTTCGGGTCTCCGCGATGTAATCGTTGATCCACTTTTGTGAATCAGCGGCGAGCTTTTCTTTCGGAACTTTGATCTCGCGATCATCATCAACACGCTGCAGGGTGATAACGCCGTTTGAAATCCCTTTGAAGATGGCTACGACCGAGAATGTACCACTGGCATCTCTGAACGTGGCCGTGCGGCGTTTTTCATCTTGATCGCCCTTATCTAAGGTTTTTCCCTTCTCTTGGTGCACCTCCGCGGCGGTTTCCATCACGTCAGGGCCAATGACCTTCTCAATTTCCTTGCGGGCGAACTTGGTGTAGTCGTTTTCTGCACCATGAGTCTTCAAGAACTCCATGCCTAAGTTCAGCAAATCGCCAAGCGCAATCCGCTCATTTCTCTCGTAATTGTTGGTCTTTCGCACGCTTTCCAGGTCCGTGAGCCATCTATTGTGTGGACCGCCGGTGCCGAATCCTACGTCCTTGAAAGTCGCGGAATCCTTGAATTTGAGCAGTTGTACATAGTGCTTGCGAAGGAACGCCACTCCCTCGGAGTCTTCGGCAGAAGTGGATTGGCAGCAGGAGAGAATTGCCAGAGCAGCGATCAGGAGTGTACGCGTCATTTTGCGCCTCTGAAAAGGGGAGGGGACGATCGAATTTACGGTCGCTTTTTCTCGGAAATCAGTTTTCGCTCCAAGGATTCAATTTCCTGTGCCATCTGGGCCGGCGTAATGCTGTTAGGCCTTTGGCTTATTGCATCAAGCATTTGCTTGTGAAGGTTGCTCACTAATTCGTTGATGTGCGTGTAACCGCGCTTCACGGGAGTTAGGTTCAACCCGCCAATTTTTTCTAAGTCATTTTCCTGCATGTGCTTATGTACGTGAGCGACGGCCTTGGCAAGCGCCAGAAGCTGGCCTGCAAAATTCCAAACGTACTCAACGTCCGCTTCGTCCGTTCCTTTTTTTCTTCCCATGAATGAACGGTAGCAAAAAAAAATCCAATTTCAATAAGTCATTATGAGATAAAGAGTTAGTGTCATACTATGCCATAGCCTAGCTGGTGCAAAGTTGCGGCGAGGCTTGACACAGTGCCATACTATGCCATAGAAATCACCGCACGGAAAACGATTACTGACATGGAGGCCGCCAACAACCAAGGAGCCTCCTAATGAGAACGATAGAAGCGGAATTTGAAATGACTGGCAAACTGATGCGAGACATCACGGCAAAGGGAAAAACGCTCAAGCGGGTGCTTGATCGCGAAGCCGCCGATGTTTGCTTGTGGTGTGGTAAATCCATGACAGGGCAGGCTAGGAAACGAGGGATCCACAAGACGCCGTGTCATGGCCAGTACTACATGTTGATTCAGCGGACGGCAATTACGCGCCGCGGAGCGCTGGAACGACAACTGATCCTAGAAGGCAAGATTCGCGAGCCTCGCGGTGGACAGCCAGTTGCAAAGCGTGTCGCGCGTCGTAGGAGTGCTTCGTAATGGCGCGTCCTCGCAAGCCTCGCAAGCTGAACACGGTCGGGCAACTTCGCCCCGAGTGCATCTACAACTCGGATGGGTTGATGCGATTCGCGGGAATTGGCGGGAGCAAACTGCGAGAAGCACGTAAGGCGGGGGTGAAATCGAAAGCCATTGGCAATCGGATGTTTTACCGCGGCAAGGACATTATTAACTGGATTTTCGGCGAACTCAGAAAGCCACAGGGCTCAGCGGATGAAACCACTGCGCAAAACTGTGATTTCCAAGAACTCAATGGGAAGGTGAATCCATGAACGATCTAACACGAAAACTACGAGCGGCTGCCGACTGGTGTGATCAGCACCCCAGCAAAAACGTTTATTCGGTGCTGCTGTGCGGTGAGGATGATGGCTTTAATTCGCATTCCTCAGCTTGTGGAGGGCTAACAAAAAATACCCAGGAAAGGGAGGAACGTACCAGCTAGTAGATAGTCATACCTGCCGCCGACAGTCCGAAGGGTAAACGGTGGCCGCGAACGGTGAGTGCCGAGTTGGCGGAACATGCGTGCGTAGAAGGGGCGACTTCGGGCGAAAACTGGGCAAGTTCCTCCCGCTAAATGTGCCGGTCAAAAGGAACCAACGATTACTAGAGACCTGACGTACCGCCTCAGTTGTAAGAAACAGAGGCATTTTGATGTAGCCAACGTGGTGTAACAGGACAGCACGCCGTTTACGGGAGAGCAAGTTCGAGACTTGCGGTTGGCTCTTGCGAATCGATTGCCGGTCAACGCGGCCACAGTTGAGATCGAGGAAGTCCATGATCCAAGAGGGGACGTATGGTTATGGAAAACAGCATTACACGAACGACCCGGTGCGGCCAGCGGGTTATCTGGTCGCTTTGCAGGGGTAGAGAAGCGGTATCTCGCCAGGCTCATAACCTGGAAATCGCATGTTCGAATCATGCCCCCTGTACTGATCGAAACGAGCGACGGCTGTAGCCGCCCTCAGGACTGTAGAGATTGGGATAAGAGCAGCGGCCAGTTGTCGACATCGTCCATGCGGGCGTGGGAGGCGACAACCTGCGAATCCTCCCAATGTTGTTCGTTCGATGCGCATGGATTGTGTTTTCTCTCACGCAAGGAGGCTGGAATGCTCACGTTGTCACGGAAGCCAGGTGAATCTTTGACCATTGGTGGAATCATCAAGGTCTTTATTACGCGAGTCCGCGGCGATCGCGTCACTGTTTCGATCGACGCCCCCAATGAATTGCGAATCGTTCGTAGCGAATTGGACGAGATCATCGTGGATAGCAATCACATACCACCCAAGGAAATTAAGCATGACGCAGGAACTGCAGCCAACCGCCAAGATGTTACGCCGCCAAGCACGGCGACAGCGAGAACTGAGTAAGCCGATCGTCTTTTGCCGCCAAGCTGATATTGACGCACGGCGGAGGGAAGTGAGTTCGCCCAAGTTCATCCGGAAACGGCAAATGCGAAAAGCTGCGCGGCAACTGTACTTCCGCCAGAGATATGGCATTTAGCAACACTAGACTCCATTGAAAAAAAAGGAAGCTTACATGTCTTCGCAACTCGTCGAACTTTCACTGGCCACGGCTAAAGATCTGGATGACGGCAAAGTCGCTGCCATCTTTGATCAGCATCTGCGAAAGGCTGTGGCAGATTGCATGGATCGTCCTGGTGATCCAAAGCCACGCACGATCACGCTCACCATCAGTCTTAAGCCGGTCGTTGATGCATCTGGGGCACTAGACACCATCAACGTCAAGCCCCATGCCCATAGCAGCGTGCCGAAATCGCACGTTCGCGAACTACAGCTCATCCCTCAAAAGCGGCGAGATGGTGGCGTACTGACTTTTAATCCTATGTCTGCTGATTCGCGACAAGCCGATCTGGGCTTCGATCGAGATTAGCTTGTCCCGGCTCCACTTTTGGTTGTCAATTTCTAGGAGTGTGTTCGATGTTGAAAGAGTTTTTTGAATCGTTGATTGCACAGGCGAGCAAGGCCGCAGAGCCTAAGAAGGTGCAGTTTGATTTTGGGCCTCGCAGCGCGGCATTCGTCATCAATGGAGAAACGCAAGTTTTCAGTTCTCCCAATCCACCTGTGGACTACACCGGAGAAACACTGGAGGACTTCGTTGACCTGTGCAAGAAGTTCGGTTGTGACCTGGTATTGATTGGAGAACAAAGCGTTAAGGCTTACGTGGATTCCAAGAATAAAATCGACCAGCTGAAATGGAGTCGGACGTATACACCCGCCTTTCAGCGACTGCTGGAATGGGCAAAGGGAGAAAACGTCGAACAGCGTCGTCTGGTTGCATTGATGCGCAACGAATTGCGGGAAGCTGGCGGAGCAACAGCGATGCTTTCAGCCGCGCGTAATCTGCGATTCGAGAAGAGCGAGTCGCAGTCTGCAAACCTACAACGTGGCGACGAATCAATTGGCCTGGAGGCGATGTCTAAGTTGGTTGGTGCTGACCAGTTGCCGGAGTTTCTGCTCGTCGACACCGCAGTCTACATCGATGAAGATTCTCGGGACCTTGCACAGCAATTCCACTTATTGGTAGACCCGTTGCCCGTCCAGAAACTGATCCGACTGCAAGCGATCGAAGATCAGTTGCTGAATGCACTGCTCTTTTCGCAGAAGCGCACACAAGACGAGCTTCGCAAACTAATCCCTAACACCACAATCATCCTGGGGTGCTGAGGCATGTGCGAAGGAACTGTTGAGAGCAGCTACGAAACAATGATCGCACTCAACTTGAAACTCGGCCGCGAAGTGGCTGAAGATCCAACTTGTAAAGACATGTCTCGTCAGGGCCGACCACTCACCAATGGGGAAATGAATGCGTTCTGCCAGTTCCATAGGCATCAAGCAATCGCTAGGACGCAAAAGAATGGTTGCTGTGAGAGCTGCACGCCAAGCACGGAAGGTTTTTGTTGGGACATCAAGGGCGTTTGTCCACGTTTTTCCGAGGCCAAAGGAATGACCTCATTTGTGACCGCAATGCTGGCGTGGCTCGATGAGCGAGACAGCCAGTCTCATGAGAAAGTGAGTGAATGATGAATGCTACGCTGACGACCGCACAACAAGGGGAATCCAAAGGATTGTCCCCAGTGCAACAGATGATGTCGGACATCTCAAATACCCAGTTACCCTTTGGCCGCCGGCTGGTGGCCCTGGGTCAAGTGCTGGAAGCTAACAAGCATCGGATCTTTGCCGGGCTGCCGAGTGGGGTTAGTGCAGATCGTATGATTCGGGTGGTTTTGAATGCCATCCGCAGCAATCCGGCGTTGCTGGATTGCCATCCCGTAACTGTGTTCGATTCCGTGACCGAAGCGGCCACAATGGGCTGGGAAATCGGCGGCGTGATGGGACATGCCTATCTAGTGCCGTTTGGCAAAGATTGCACGATGATCCCTGGGTACAAAGGGCTTTTGGACCTGTGTTATCGCTCAGGGAATGTCCAAACGATCTCCATGCAGGTGGTTCGCCAGGGCGACCAATTCAGCTACACGCTGGGGGATGATCCCAAGATCACGCATGTCCCCAACGACTCCGATCCACAGCGGGATGCAAGGCCGATCACGCATGCCTATGTGGTGGCCAAGCTCAAGAACGGTGGCATTCAGCGGGACGTGTGGGCCATCAATCGACTGTACGAGCATCGGGACAAATACTGCCGGGGCTACGCCAAGGCGGTGAAGTACCTGGAGGATTGCCGAAAGCAAAACCGTACACCTGATGACCGCAAGCTGTCTCCATGGCAGACGGCCGAGGCGACGATGTGCATGAAGACGGTGGTTCGCAACATGATCATGCGGGGCATGGTCCCAGTCAGCGTCGAATATCGCGACCTGATCAATAACAAGGGAATGCTCGAAGACTCGATTGGGATGGACACTCTGGATGTCCTGCCACCTTCGCAATTGGACGGCCCGGAGTTGTTGCCGCCAGCATCTGGAGATTCGGAAGATCAGGACATCTTGGCAGGCGTGGAAGAAAAGTTTGCGAGTGCTCGGACCGTTGAAGAAGCCGAAGCGCTTTATGCGTCACTTTGCGGACCAAATGTCAAGCCAGGTGTTACCAGAGAAGAGGATCTTAAGTTGGTCAATCTGTGGGTGCAGCAGGCTCGCGAACGAATTACTGGCAAGAAAAAGCAGAGCCGGCAATAGGATTCGCCGCCGTCAAGTTCATGGAGGTCTAAAGGATGAGCTGGTCTGAATACGAGATCTTCGGAGCCACCAATCACGGCTCCGAAGATCGAACTGAAGTTCGTGACCAAGAGCCGTTTGCCGCAAGCGGAGATTGGTCGTTGTGGATCGACCTGGGCGGCGAAGGGTAACGCAGGTTGAATTTTTTATAACAAAAAAGGGAGCGGTGAAGTGTCGCAGAAAAAACACGTTGGTGACCTGGTGGCCAAGCCGGGAGTCGTTTACGAATACACGGAAATAACGGGCTCTCTCGATGCCAGTGGGGCTGACACCTCGACGGCCTTCCCCGCGTTGACCACGGTGGGTGGCTATCTCGATGCCCGTGGGGCTGACACCTCGACGGCCTTCCCCGCGTTGACCACGGTGGGTGGCTATCTCTATG